TTAACAAACTAAAAAGGCAGAACAAAGTCTGCCTTTTTTTATGGCTATAAATACTTCATGTACTTTTATACCGGTGTAACATTAGTTGATATCACTGCCACGGGCGTAATTAGGCACACCAACGACAACGAATTAAAAAGAAACCAACAGCGTAACTGGGAAACTGTTTTACAGTGCATTGGTATCAAGGCGCAACCGCAACATATTGATGGCCCGTATGTAGTAGAAAATATTGAAGTTGATCAAACCTCACATTTTCCTGAAATATATCACGGTCGACAACGCTGCTGGGTTTTTAGTTTTGGTGTGGAATATGAAGATGTATTTCTCAAAGATTCAGACCCAGTTGGAGCATTAGATGAAGCTTTTCAACGAGTGCCAATAATTTGTGGGCTTGAAGAAACAGCTAGATTTATGTTGCCAATTTTTTATCCTTATGGCTCAATCAAAAACATATATTTTATAAAAGGCAGAATTAACTTAAATACTGTCTAAACACAGGCACATTTAAGGCACCTTTTTCATGGCACACAATCCAGACAACACTACAGAACCCTCTATTTTATATGGAAGAAAAAGATGGCAGCAAGCGAAAGAGCCAGCCTTGAAGCGCATGTGGATTTATGCGCCGAAAGATACAAGGCATTGGAAGACAAACTAGACAAACTGGAACAGCGTATGCATACGATGGAAGAACACATCATAATCATACGCACGAAGATATCAGAATCAGCAGCAGAAGCTACCACGAAAAGTAGCGGGCAGTTGATAACTGTTGGCACAGCATTTGGTGTAGCCATGCTGACTGGTCTAATCATGGTTCTTGTACAACTTATCCTAAAATAATAATGAAGATAGTAGAACTCGTAAATAAAATAAGATTACCGATCACAAATGAAGAAGCCGATGTACTAGGGCAATTTGACGGCAGTAAGCGAATAGCTAAAGAAGATTTGGACCCAAGACAGCTTGTGGTGGCAAATCAGCTGGTAAACAAAGATGTACTATTTAGAAAAATCGAAGATGGCAAAGTCTACTACAAACAGAAAAACGGAATTTAGTCAGGCACAGGAACTATTTGCAACAGCTAGCACCAAATACATCAAAGAGTGGACAGACAAACAACTTAAAACATATGTCTATGAACCCGTGGTTATTCCTGTTGGAAGCTACGGGTTTTTAGTGGGTCCTTACCGAGTACAAGGAAAAACAAGCACCTGTTGGCGTGTGGAGCAACAAGACGGGCGCCTGTTGCATGATTTTGTTAGCAAAAGCTATGCCATTCTGTACTGTGTGCAACTGATGAAAAATTATGCCGCAGCAACAGAACTGTTGGAGTTAGATAGACAATTGGGCAGATTGGATCGAGATATAGAATTTTATCAGTATACAATAAAAAATGCCAAAAATGACTTTAGAGTCGAAACAGCATTAAATAGATGTACTGATGCTCGAATGCAGCGCAGAGCAGTGCTTAACATTTTGAAAAAAACTTTAATTTCGGCTAAATACTTAAAATTTGGGAACACACCACTATGAGATTAACAGAAATGGGCGTTAAGCCTTCCGCTAAAAAAATCAACAAAGTTATGGAAAGCCGCTTTGGCGTCAAGATTGATTATGACAATTTAAACTTTCCTAAAGCTTATGTGCTAGTTCAAGGCTTGACAGAAAATCTTGAAAAAATCAAGCACAGTCATGGAGTTCATGTAGCCGAAAAGAATTCTAAGTACATGGAACTATTAATGGTCCGCGAAGGCTTACATCGCTGGATGGTTGAAAACAAGCAACAGCTTGTTATGGAAAGCGAAATGGGCAAGAGCCAAGCTATCCTAGCTGCCAAGGACATGGTTGATAGTATTCAGGACATGTTGGAAGAAGTTAGTAAAATGCAGAATGAGCAAATGCCTGCCCTGCTAGACACTATTCGTGATCAAATTGGTATGGAGCAAGCAGATGCATTCAAAGCCAGCGTTGAACCATTGTTAGCCGAGATGTCTGCTCAATTAAGTACGGCCAGAGGCACAGCCGACAACGCAGCCAGAGCTTTAGCCGGCGAACAAGTTGCTGCTCCGATGGGAATGGGTGCTGCACCTGCTCCTGGTGGTATGCCTGGTCAAATGCCTGCACCTGATATGACCAGTGACATAGATACAGATAGTTTTGCTGCTACCGATGCTGCTGCTGGTCCTAATGTGGTAGGTAGAGAGAAGCGTTAATGCGTATAAGCGAAGTTATAGTAGAGGGCTTAGACGAAATTGTCGACGAAGTCCTTGAAGATGAAGCTGATGGGCGTGGTGATGCAAATTTGCTCACCATGCTTGAATTTTTACGCAACCGAGCGCACGACACACACATTGTTCCAAGAATAAGAATTGACAGTTTGATTAATCTCGTGCAAAGCGCCGGAGAAGCTCAGTTTAGTTTGGATAATCTTTTAGACGCCTACAAGTCAAATCCTGTTATCAAAAATTTAATCAAAGATATCAAGGATGATTCGTCTGGAGTAAAATATGTATATCTTCAGCCATTTGAAGATGATATTGATCAACCGGCTGAGTTTGGACAGGAAGTCCCAAGAACGCCTCCTGAGCGCACAGTCGATTCAATGGCCAAATCGGCACTTGCAAAACGATCTTAAATACTTTATAATAATTCCAAGGAGAAATAACAATGGCTTATTCCGGTCAAGTCTTGGATCATTATGAAAATCCAAGAAATGTAGGTAAACTAGACAAGTCTGATCCTAGAGTGGGTACAGGCTTAGTTGGAGCTCCTGCCTGCGGTGATGTTTTACAATTACAAATTCAAGTAGACGATGGAGTAATTACTGATGCCAAGTTTAAGACATACGGTTGCGGTTCGGCGATTGCAAGCTCGTCGTTGGTCACTACTTGGCTTAAGGGGAAAAATCTTAGCGAAGCTGATGCAATTAAGAATTCCGACATTGCGGAAGAACTCGCGTTACCTCCTGTTAAAATTCACTGTTCCATATTAGCGGAAGATGCAATTAAAGCGGCCTTAGCTGACTACAGATCAAAACAGTAAACGGTGTCTAACCAAAATGTGCGTATATCGCATAGTCCACGGTCAGAAGTCAAAACAACACTTAAATAGTTAATCAATAAAAAGAAAAATAATGATTAAAGTTTTATTTTATCATGCCAACGACACCATCTACGCTGATTCTGACAATAAAATTTTTCTAGGTGTTGCAGCTCTTTATTTAAAAACATGGATAGATACTAATAGACCAAACATAGCTAAAGATATACATTGGTGTGTTCCTGAACAAAAAAAATTGTCAGACAATGACCTAATTAGTTTACTAAACAAAGAAAAACCAGATTTTTTTTGTAGCAGTCATTACATTTGGAATCATAGTTTTTTAACTGATCAATTAAATAGAATAAAATCTCGAGTAAGTAAAGATATTTGCTTTGTAGCGGGTGGGCCAAGTATTGATGTAAACATTGATGATAAATTTTTTGAAAAGAATCATTTTGCAGATTATGCAATATATGGAGCAGGAGAAGTTGCATTTGCAGATATAGTAGAAAGTAAAATAAACAATAAAAAATTAATTGCATTTAATACATCAAATGTGGCTTGGCATGATAAAACTAAACAAAAAATAGTAGTGGCTGACTTCAAGTATGTTCCGCAATTAACAGTAAGTCCATATACCAATAACGAAGAATTGTTTACAGTTATGGTAAAATTACTGCAACAACAAAAAATTACCATAATTCTACCATATGATTTAACTCGTGGCTGTCCCTATAGTTGTACATTTTGTGACTGGAACAGTGGACTTACAAACAAAACTACAAGACGAAAAGGTAGTTACAAAGATGAAATTGATTTATTCCAAAAATTAAAAATTAAAAACTTGTACCTAGCTGATGCAAATGTAGGTCAATATCAAGAAGATATCGATATGATTGAATATTTGGCAAATAAAAATATTAACGAAAATGCAAATTTTAAAATTGATGGAAATTTTAGTAAATTAAGAAAAGAAAATAATCTTAAAATTTATCATTTGATAGCCAAAGGCAACATGGTCAATAGCTATACAGGTTTCACTATTTCTGTTCAAGATATCAACCAAACAGTTTTAAAAAATATAGATAGACCTGATGTAGGGTGGCCAGTGCATTTATCTATGATAAAAGAACTTAAAAGTTGTTATCCAAAAATTTATTCTAAAGTTCAATTGATTCAAGGACTCCCTGGGCAGACAGTAGAATCGTGGAGGCAAACTCTTAAAGAGATTAGCAGTAACGATATATTACTACAAATTTTTATAAGTGAGCTATTATCAGCAAGCCCTGCAGCTAGAGATATATCTTATCAAGAAAAATTTAAATTTAGTTATACTACAAGTGAAAGATTTAACGGTACAAACTTTTTTTTCGCTACTTTTCCAGAATCCTGTGTAAGTTTTACTAAAAAAGATTTTGTACGAATGACAATGTTATCTATAATTTATTCTGCACTTACACAGTTTAAAGAACAACAAATAGTTTTTTTTGATTTAGAAAAAGTAGTAGATCTTTTTTTAGAATCAACTGCATATAAAATAGCTGAAGAAAATTTATATAATAATTGGGTAAATGAAAATAAATTTTACTTTACAGTTGATTTAAACGGCGATCAAATTGATGATGTAGGAGCACAATCTGCATGTTATATATTTGATAGTGCAACACATTGGATGCATAATCCCAAACTATTATTTTTAATTGCAAAAACATTAGGAATAAACTCTAGTAATTTTCTTAAAAAGATTTTTGTAAATAATGGAGACGGAATTAAGGTTAAAATGAAACTACTAGAAGGATTTAGTGATGATTAAAGTAACCGACTTAGCAGCTAAAAAAATTCAGCAACAGCTGACTAAGAGAGGCCAAGGCGTTGGCATAATGATTGGTGTAAGAACCACAGGATGTTCTGGTCTTGCCTATAAGTTAGAATATGTTGATACACCCCCAGTCACCAGAGATTGGATGAAGTACGACAGTAATGGAGTCACTGTATGGGTGAATGGACGAGATCACCCGTATGTGAACGGACTAACGATGGACTATCGACG